CTAGTAGAAGCTCTAGAGGAAGAAAATATTTTCCGTAGATTGGCTAATGTGATCACTACATCTTCTGGTGACCGTAAGATTCCTGTTGTTGCAAGCAAAGGTACAGCAAGCTGGATAGATGAAGAAGGAGCTATCCCAGAAAGTGATGACAGCTTCGGTCAAGTATCCATCGGGGCCTATAAACTAGCGACAATGATTAAAGTCTCTGAGGAGCTACTAAACGATTCCGTGTTTAATCTCGAAAGCTACATCACAAGAGAATTTGCCCGTCGCATTGGTAACAAGGAGGAGGAAGCCTTCTTTGTAGGTGATGGCACAGGTAAGCCAACAGGGATTTTAAATGCCACAGGCGGCGGTCAAGTTGGTGTTACTGCGGCAAGTGCCACTGCCATTACTTTGGATGAGGTTTTAGATTTATTCTACAGCTTGAAAGCACCTTATCGTAATAAGGCAGTATTCGTAATGAATGATGCCACTATAAAAGCTATCCGTAAATTAAAAGACGGTAATGGCCAGTACCTATGGCAACCTTCCATCCAAGCGGGAACACCTGATACTATTCTTAACCGTCCGCTGTACACCTCATCCTATGTACCTACTATTGAAGCAGGTGCAAAGACTGTGGTATTCGGTGATTTTAGTTATTACTGGGTGGCAGACCGTCAAGGACGAGTATTCAAACGATTAAATGAACTCTATGCTGTTACAGGTCAAGTAGGATTTATTGCGACTCAACGAGTTGATGGAAAGCTTATCTTACCGGAGGCCGTTAAGGTACTCCAACAGAAAGCCTAACGGAGGTGCCTTATGAGTTATAACACGAAGAATTATACCGAACAAGGCGGAGAAAAAACTGTCATCGGCGGTGTTTTAGAAATTAAAGAAGGGGCCTCGGTTACGGGGCTTCCTGTTGCTGAAAACCAGGCAGACAGCACCGCCACCGATGTTGCTGGTCTAGTTACGGACTTCAATGCCCTGCTGGCCAAACTAAAAGCAGCGGGGCTTATGGAGGCTGACTAAGGTGGAATGTAAAGGAGGTTGGTGGTATGGCAGTGGCAGATAATCTCTTGCCTAAAGTTAAAGCGAACTTAATTTTAGCACATGATCAGGATGATGCTCTCCTCATTGGATTTATCACTGCTGCAGTCTCCTATGCACAGAGCTATCAGCACGTTCCTGAAGACTATTATGAAACCCATGCTATGCCTCCAACAACAGAACAAGCAGTGATTATGTTATCGAGTCATTTCTATGAAAGTAGAGATGGCTCGACGGCAGGTTTCTTTGCTGATAGCGTACAGGCGGGGCAACAAGTATGGAACACGGTGAACTTACTATTGCGACTTGACCGTGAGTGGGGTGTTTAGCATGAGCTTTGGAAAGATGAATACCTTCATCGATATCATTAGCACGGTACCAATAAAGGATGAGGAAGGTTTCGCTACAAAAGGTGACAACATACTCGCTAGTGTACTTGCTTACAAGGAAGATCGTCATGGCAGTGAGCAGTGGACGAATATGGCATCATTTTCATCTGCAACTTCCTTGTTTCGGTTTAGGAAAATTTATGGACTTAAGGTGACCAATGAAATGGTTATCGTCTGTGATGATGGCAGATATCAGATTTTAAGTGTTGAGGATGTAAGAAACCGAGGGATGTATGTCGAGGTTTTAGCCGAAAAGCTAGAACCAACTGTGAGGTGATGGATATGGCAAAAGCGAATATAAAGATGCCAGAAGAATTCCTTTTAAAGGTATCCCGATTAGCTGACCAGACCGATGTGATTCTTCCTAAGGTTTTGGAAGTTGGCGGTGAAGTGGTGCTGGATAAAGTTAAGGGAAATTTGAGCAAGGTGGTTGGCAAGGACACGAAATATCCATCCAAAAGCACTGGTGAGTTGCTATCTTCACTGGGCCTTTCTGGTGCAAAACAGGATAGAAACGGAAACTTCAATGTAAAAGTCGGCTTTGCTGAGCCGCGCTCTGATGGTGAGAGCAATGCTAAACTTGCCAGCATTATCGAATATGGCAAACATGGTCAGCCTGCAAAACCCTTCCTAAAGCCTGCGAGGAATGCATCTAGGAAACCTTGCATCAATGCAATGGTCGCCAAGCTGGAGGAGGAAATCGAGAAGATATGAATATCTTAGAGGAATTGAATACACTTGTGACCGCTATACCGCTCCCCGTGGAAACCGGGGTTTTTTCAGGTTTGGCACCAGATGAGTATGTCGTGATTCTCCCTCTTTCGGATATTTTTGAAGTCCATGCGGATAACCGTCCAGGCTTTGATGTGCAGGAAGCGAGGATATCACTGTTCTCAAAAAATAACTACCTAGAGCGGAAAAGACAGCTCACAACGGCTTTAATAAATGCAGATTTTACTGTGACCGAACGAAGATATATCGGTCACGAGGATGATACTGGATATCATCATTACGCCATCGATGTGGCGAAAAACTATAGATTGGAGGATTAACACATGGCAACGATTGGTCTTGATAGACTGTACTATTCAAAAATAACCGAGGACGCTAACGGTGAGGAAACTTATGCCCAACCTTCTGTGCTGGCAAAAGCCATCACTGCTGAACTTTCGGTAGAACTGGTGGAAGCAATTCTGTATGCTGACGATGGTGCGGCTGAGGTTGTGAAAGACTTTAACAGTGGTACTCTCACTCTCGGTGTTGACGACATTGGTCCGACAGTTGCAGCGGATTTAACTGGTGCTTCTACAGATGACAACGGAGTATTAATCTCAGCCAGTGAAAATGTGGGTACACCAGTTGCAGTAGGGTTTCGTGCACAAAGGGCTAATGGAACATACCGCTATTTTTGGCTGTATCGCGTTAAGTTTGGACTACCAGCTACCAACTTACAGACAAAGGCTGATTCCATTACCTTTTCTACACCCACCATCGAAGGAACCGTTATGCGTAGGAATAAGCTGGATGGATTGGGCAAGCACCCATGGAAAGCGGAAGTTACAGAAGGTGATCCTGGTGTTTCATCGACCACCATAACAGGCTGGTTCACTGAAGTCTATGAACCTGTATATACACCTGAACCATAGGAGGGGAAATCATGGATAATGATAGAAGTGCCTCAATCAACATACGTGACATAGAGTATGAACTGGTTTTAACTACACGTGCAACAAAGGCCATTGCCGGTCGTTACGGTGGTCTTGAAAACCTTGGAGAAAAACTGATGAAATCAGAAAACTTCGAGATGGCACTGGACGAGATTGTTTGGCTAATTACATTGCTTGCAAACCAGTCCATTTTGATTCGTAATCTTAAGAATAAGAACGCACCAGAAGAATTGCTTACAGAGGAAGAAGTGGAGCTTCTTACTTCACCGCTTGACTTAGCGGCATATAAAACTGCAATTACCGAGGCAATGTTCAAAGGTACAAAGAGAAATGTGGAAAGTGAGGAGGAAACTCCAAAAAACGTGGAAGTCGGGTAACGGACGCTGAGGTCTTTACCCGGCTTCTTTATTATGGAACAGTCCAGATGGGCATGGAGGCAGAGGAATTCTGGCTTCTGCCAATTGGACTGTTTTTTGATTTATGGGCTTGCCATAAGCAGTGGCATGGCATTGAAAAGCCAAAGAAAACTCAGACCATTGACGATATTATCCCACTAGGCATATAGGAGGAGGTGAAGGGATGGCGGATAATTTTGGATTAAAAATAGGTGTCGAGGGTGAGCGAGAATTTAAGAAGGCACTCTCCGAAATCAATCAATCATTTAAGGTACTAGGTAGTGAAATGGCCCTTGTAACCAGTCAATTTGATAAAAACGATAAATCCATTCAATCGATCACGGCTCGAAATGCCGTTTTAAATAAAGAAATTGACGCACAGAAAGAAAAGATTTCTACCCTTAAGGCTGCCCTTGATAATGCCTCCTCCTCTTTCGGTGAAAATGACCGTCGTACCCAAAACTGGCTAATACAATTAAACAGGGCTCAGGCAGAACTGAACCTTATGGAACGTGAACTTGAGGAGTCTACAATTGAAGCGGATAATCTCGGTGAAGAGTTAGAGGATTCCGGTAAAAGTGCAGAGGATGCTGGTGGCAGGTTTGAAAAGCTTGGCGGTGTACTCAAGGGAATTGGTGTGGCGATGGGTGCGGTTGCCGTTGCCGCTGGAGCCGCGGCTATTAAGTTAGGTAAAGAGGTAGTTACTCAGTTCGGAGAATTAGAACAAAACCTAGGTGGATCGGAGGCGGTTTTTGGAGCATATGCTGCATCGATTCAGAAAACTGGTGAGGAAGCCTATAAAAATCTAGGTGTTTCCCAAAGTGAGTACCTAGCAACTGCCAACAAAATGGGCGCGTTATTCCAAGGTTCTGGTATACAGCAACAGAGAAGTCTTGAGCTAACTGAAAAGGCCATGCAACGTGCGGCAGACATGGCATCTGTTATGGGTATTGATATGTCCTCGGCATTGGAGGCAGTCACTGGGGCGGCAAAGGGTAACTTTGATATGATGGATAACTTAGGTGTTGCGATGAACGCTACTAACATCGAAGCCTATGCTCTCGCAAAGGGTCTGGATTTCACTTGGAATACTGCAACACAAGCGGAAAAAGCCGAAGTAGCAATGCAAATGTTCTTTGAGAACACAGAGCAGTATGCAGGTAACTTTGCAAAAGAATCAACCGAGACAATCTCCGGTTCTATTGGGTTACTACAGGCCGCACTTGGTTCATTTACAGCTGGACTCGGTAATGCCAATGCTGATATGACGAATCTGACTGAGAATCTTGTTGATGCTTTCGAGGCGGTTGTCACTAATATTGTACCGGTTTTAGAAAATATCGTGGCCGCCTTGCCAACAGCGACAGGCGCAATATTAGCGGCGGTTGCAGACTTGCTACCAATGCTTCTTGAATTGGTTACAAATATATTCGCGCAAGTACTGGAAACAATTTTGAGCCTTTTACCCGAACTTATTCCAGCGACGGTAAGTGCTCTAATGACGATTGTCGGTGCATTAATTGACAACCTTCCACTGCTAATAAATGCAGCAATAGAACTGGTAACCGCACTTGTGGAGGGGATTGGCATCGCTTTACCACAACTCATCCCTGCGGCAGTTTCTGCTGTTATGCAGATTGTCCAAGGATTGATGGATAACCTACCACTCATTTTGGATGCCGCTTTGCAGTTGATTATAGGATTAGCACAGGGATTGGTAGAGGCAATACCTCAGCTTACTTCTGCATTGCCTGTCATCATCAAAGCAATAGTGGATTTTATCATTAAATCTATTCCGCAGATTATTGAAGCGGGTATTCAATTATTGACCTCACTGGTTACAGCTTTGCCTACCATTATTACAGCAGTTGTGGAAGCAATCCCGCAAATTATCGACAGTATCATCAGTGCTGTTATTGGTTCGATTCCTTTGATTATTGATGCAGGTATCCGGCTTCTAATATCACTCATTCAAGCATTGCCACAGATTATTACTACTGTTGTAGGTGCTATTCCCAAGATTGTTACTTCGCTGGTCAATGCCATTATTGGTAACATCGATAAGATTATTTTAGCGGGTGTACAACTGTTTGTGGCATTGATTGCAAACCTACCAAGGATAATCGTGGAGATTGTTAAAGCAGTACCGCAGATTATCTCTGGACTGATCAAAGCCTTTACTGGCTATATCGGTCAAATGGCTCAAGTGGGCGGCAATCTGATTAAAGGTCTATGGCAAGGTATTTCAGACGCAGGGGCATGGCTATGGAGTAAAATATCTGGATTTTTCGGAAATGTTGTTTCAAGGATTAAAGACTTCTTCGGTATCCGCTCTCCTTCAACCCTATTTGCTGGAATTGGCCGCAACATGGGTGAAGGTATCGGTGTAGGTTTTGAGGATGCAATGACAGCAGTTTCAAGGGATATGCAAAATGCAGTGCCAACCAGCTTTGACTTTAATTACAGAGGTGTATCTGGGCAAGGCAATGCCACTGGTGCAAGTATCACTCAAAACATTTCTGTAGTGACACCTAAGGCTCTATCAGAAAAAGAACTAGCACGGGAGTTTAAGAACCTATCCCGTAAACTGGCACTTGAATTGTAAAGGAGGTACGGCAATGGAACTAACATATACCAATAGAGATGGAGAGAGTATTACGCTAAAGCAAAGCCGACCGTACTTTCTTACGAAGATAGATGGTACTGGCAACATCCGTCAAACTGTTAACACTTTCAAGGCGCCAGACCAAGATGGCGCTTTTTATATTTCCTCCACACTAGATATGCGAAACATAACGATTGAAGGTACGGTTGTTGCTGATACTCCCGATGAAGCTTATAAAAGGAGACAACACTTCCTTCAAATATTCAGCCCAAAGCTACTAGGGACCCTTCAATACCGTGAGAGACAGATTTCCTGTGTGGTAGAGGAGGCAGGTTTTAGTGTTTCTAATCGGCAACGAATACCAAACTTCTTTGTCAGTCTGCTCTGCCCATCCCCTTTCTTTGAGACATTAAATGAGGTGCGAGAGGAACTGGCATCATGGATACCGCTATTTGAGTTTGAATTGGAAATTCCAATGACTGGGATGGAGTTCGGAATGCGTCAGCCCAGCCAGATCATTACGGTGGAAAATATCGGGGATGTATCTTGTGGATGTGAGATTGTGTTCCGAGCTTTAGGTACTGTGTCGAACCCTGAACTTTTAAATATAGACACAGGAGAATATATCAGGCTTCTCACTACAATGAACGCTGGGGATGAACTTCGTGTATATACCCATTTCGCTGGTAAGCGTGTAGTCCAGATTGATGGGTCAACGGTTACAAATGCATTTTCACTGTTAGATACGAATTCGGTGTTCTTTCAACTAGCGGCGGGTCTTAATACACTGCGTTACGATGCTTCTGTCAATATGGAACTGTTAGAGGTTAGTATTTACTTTCGTCCGCAGTTTCTGGGGGTGTGAAAATGGAACTGTATATCTACAATTTAAACCGGGAGCTTGCAGGCATTGTTGAATCCTTTGAGTACTTACGCTGGACGAGACGCTATTCCCAGTGTGGTTCATTTGAGTTAAAAGCCATAGCAACTCCAGAGAATACAGAACTATTAAAGGAAGGGAATATCATCTGGAAAAATGATGATGAGGAAGCCGGGATCATCGAGCATCTAGAACTTTCTCAAACCGAGCATGAAATTATTACTGCAAGTGGTCGCTTTGCAACCTCCTTCCTCTCCCGCCGCATTGTTTGGCAAACGGAGAAACTGTCTGGTGACATATCTGTCTGTGTGGAGCAGTTGATAAATAATAATCTTATCAATCCTTCTGATACAGCAAGGAAGATTTCAAACATAACCTTTTCTGCTCCAAACTTAAATGTTCCCATCAGCACACAAATATCGTATAGAAATTTGATGGATGCGGTGACAGGACTATGTGTTGCTTCAGATATTGGCATTAAGACCGTGTTCTCTCCTGCGACAGGGGGATTTACTGTAGCATTGTATATGGGAACAGCGTCACAAGCGGTATTTTCTAAGGAGTTTGAAAACCTTACGGAACAGATTTATACAATAAGTGCTGGAGATTATGCCAACACCGCCCTCGTTGGTGGCGAAGGAGAAGGTACAGACCGAACCTTTGTAGCTATAACAAGTGGCTCTGGTGAGACAAGACACGAGATTTTTGTGGATGCTAAGGACTTGCGGGCAGAAGACTTTGGTTCAGATTACATTAATACACTAATCTTTCGAGGTCAAAGTAAGCTTAGTGAGCAAGCCATACGCTATTCATTTGATACATCTATCAATCCACACGGCAATTTAACATATAAAGTAGACTTCGATCTTGGACAGACTGTCAAAGTCATTTCCAAAGCCTGGGGTGTATCCATGACGACGCGCATAACAGAAGTTGAAGAAACCTATGACGCAGATGGTCAGAGCATCAGCGTAGTGTTCGGAAAAGCTGAGTTGACAATAGCACAAAAATTACGCTCCGACTTGAGTGAAGTTAAAACAGCAATAATGGCACCAACTGGCATATCCGAAATTGCACAGGCTTTAGAAACTGTGGAGGAAACCTTGGGTGACTTGACGGAGGTAGATTCAGAGATTCAAGGAGACAACGTTGCATCTACTATCAACAATCTGTATGGAAAACTACCTGCACTTGAAATTAATGTGGGTGAAGGTACTGTATCGATTGGTCAATATGCTTTGCACCAGATGAACTCTGGGGATGCCTTTTATTTCACCTCATGGAGTGGCAATAAGTTTAGTGACCAGCCAAGTGATGACGGTCATGTCTTTTTGGTAAAGCATAACGGGGATAGCACGGGAAATGGCTATCAGCGGGCAATGGGTTTCTTTATTTCTCGTAATACCATGACATTTTATGTGATTTCTGTTTTCGTATTTAACAACCCTTCTGGTCAAGCAAACTGGCTTAATATCAATAATGAACCCGTAACTACTGCAAGAATTGCAAATGGAGCAGTTACAGGTTTAAAAATTGCAGACCGTACAATTACAGCTTCTAAAATGGTTTCTTCCTTTAGCGACTATTCAACTACAGAACAAAACACAGGGCGACTGTGGATAGATGGCAAGACGATTTATCGTAAACAGATAAATCTCGGTTCCCTTACGGATACAATACCAAAACATGTGCCTCATGGTATAGCGAACCTCAGCACGGTTGTCAGTTTATCTGGTTTTGTCACGAACGGGAGTGTTTTCTTGCCACTTCCCCTTGCTCGGTACAATAATTTCGAATCGCAAATCGGACTCTTTGCGAATATGACGGACATTGTCGTCGAACCAGGCAATGATAGAACAGCATATACAGGCTATGTAGTTATCGAGTATACAAAAACGGTATAGAAGGAGGAGTGATTTATGGAGAAAAGTGGATTTTTCAACTCATCCGATGGAGATAGAGTCTATGATGCAACAGATTTCGCTGCATATTTTGGAAGTCTTGTCTCGAATGGAGTATTTTATTCTACACCAACAAACCTTTTGGTATCTCCTGGGATTGGATTGGCAGTAAGCATTGCGGCGGGAAGTGCATGGATTAATGGATATAGATATGAAAATACAGATGATTTAAACAAGCCTCTCGCTACAGCAGACGGAAGCAATCCTCGCATAGACCGGGTTGTGGTTCGTTTAAGCCAAATTAACAGAAGTATTCAGCTTGCGATTGTTTCTGGAACTCCAACAGCATCGCCCATAGCTCCAGAACTGATAAGAACAAGCGACGTCTATGAACTTGGTATTGCTGATGTTCTAGTACCTTCGGCTGCTACATCGATTTCAGCAAATAACATTATAGATACCCGATTGAATACTAGCCTTTGTGGGCTGGTAAACTCGCTAGTTTCGGCTGTTTATGAATAGGAGGAGGTGAATGTAAGTGGCGGATATTAATGGCATCACTCTGCAGGCGGGTTCTAGCCCGACCGTCCATTACACAATTACTTATACCAAAAGCCGTCTAAATAATAGTCAGATGAGATACAACTTCACCATATCCGCTGCGTTGAGTTCATCAGGTTCCTTTATCCGTAGTGGTTATGCATTGCTTTGTACTATGACTGTAAATGGATCTTCTTCACAGGTGCGTATTAAAGCGGCGGACGGAGATAATTGGGAAGGGACCACACCAAGGCTCAGATATGTTTCGGTGACTGCGCTTCTACTACAGGTAATGCAACCCAGCCAGTCACATTCAAAGTGGTATCTGATGGCCGATTGCCGTTATCCTCTGGTGTAATTACCAATTCGAGCTATACGGTATTAAGCTCTCCATTGCTTACTACTGCTTGCGGGGCACCAACACTTTGTACGGTTTCTCCAACACTTGCGGAAGGGGATGTGACTCTTTCTTGGAGCGGTGCTTCTGGAGGCATCAATAATACGATTTCAAGTTATGAGATTCAATATAGTGACTCTGTAGATAACGTCACATGGGGAGCATGGACTGCCTTGACTACGCTGACCACCACAGCGACAAGTGGTAGTGTATCCGTTGCACCGCCTCCTACCCGAGGTAATTACCGTAGATTTCGTGTACGAACCCGTGGTACAGCAGGTGCTAGTTATTACTCAAGCTGGAAAGTATCCACAAACAGCGTCCGCAGAAATACGGTGCCAAAGCCAGCGACGACTGCTGTTGCCTCACCGGCAGCATATAGCGATGAGACTATCACGCTTACTTGGAGTGGAGCGTCAAGCGGTACGAGTCCAATTAAGGGATATCAAATTGCCAGTCGCACATCTACGGATAATAGTACTTGGAGTGCGTGGAATGTGTTGACCACGTTGACACTGGCGGCAAGCGGAGGGAGCTATAACCCAATAGTTTCAAGGACTCCAGGAACATATACTCAATTTGGTATTTGGACAATTGATACATTGGATGTTTATTCAATAGAAAAAGTCAGCAATAGTATCTATTGTAATGTCACAGCTTGTGCAGCACCGACCCTTTGCACGGTAAGTGCAACATTATCTGAAGGAAATGTCACTCTTTCTTGGAGCGGAGCATCTGGCGGTGCAGGTAACCCTATCACTTCCTATGAAATACAGTACAGTGATTCACATGATAACAGCAACTGGGGTGCCTGGTTGGCATTGGCTATCGTCAATACTTCTGCAACAAGCAGTATTTTAAATGTCAGTCCACCTGCTACACGTGGCCATTATCGTCGGTTTCGAATAAGAACTCGTGGTACGGCTGGTGAGGATTATTACTCAGACTGGACTATTTCCAGCAATACTGTTCGTAAAAACATACTGCCCATACCACCGTCTATTTTTGCCGCAAACCCTCCTATATATGAAGCTAATACAATAAATCTTTCATGGAGTGGGACGGTACCTGGAACCAGTGCGATTAAGCAGTATGTCATACAACAGTCTACATCGACAGATGGTGTGAATTGGTCGGCATACGTAGCACTGACGACTATTATTTCAAGCAATACCTCAGGTAGCCTTCAGGTAAATGCTTCACAAATAGCTGGTCGGTATACCCGTTATCGAATCAGTGTTACAGATGCACTTGATGCAGTTTCTGCCTTTGTAGTTAGCAACATGGTAAAGAAAAACAGCCCACCTGCATCACCAGTAGTGGACTGTCCAATGTTTGGCAATTTTACTTATAACTCTACACCACGTTTTATGATTACAACAGGAATTGAACCAGATGGACAAACACAAATAGTGGAGGTAAGGATTGATTCTGGTCCATGGCAAAATAGCGTGGACAATCCTGAGCGGTTTTCTGTAAGCGGCTATCTTGGTAATGGTGTCAAGACGGTTTACCAAGCAGAACCTCTTTCTGTAGGAAATCATACGGTTACTTTTCGTTGCCTTGACAGTGATATCGAGTCAGCAAGCACAGAAGTTGTTCGTACCTTCACGATTTTAGCATTACCTTTTGAAATCATCACCGCTAATGTGACACATGTAAAGGCAGCGCATATTCAGACGCTTCGAACTGCTATAAACAGGATTCGTAGCTATTACAATCTGTCCCCTGCAACTTGGAAAGAGGATATCATCGCAGGAAAGACAGCTGTTAAGAATTGGCCATTTCATATCGTTGAAATACGCAAAGCTATTGATGCGATTATTATAATGGTTAATAGTTTTGATTCCTCCCAGGCATTCGATATACCACCTGTCACATGGCTACCTATTGGTACAGGAAGACCAAGGGCAGATGTAATGCAACAAATTCATGACCTAATTCAAATAATATAAAGATAAAATTCAGCGCTCTTGCAATTTGCAGGGGTGCTTTTCTATATACAAATACTCGAAACGGAGGTGTTTTTAATGAAAGAGACTTGGAATTGGATACAGCTGACTTTTGCCGCTGCCGGTGGATTTTTCGGATGGTTTCTCGGCGGTTATGATGGATTTCTCTATGCACTGGTAGCCTTCGTGGTCATCGATTATCTGACAGGTGTCCTTTGTGCAATTGCGAATAAAAAACTGTGTAGCGAAATCGGTGCTAAGGGAATTTTCAAAAAGGTGCTCATCTTTATAATGGTAGGAATCGCTCATATTATCGATACACAAATTTTGGTTAGTATTGGAGAAAATAGTGGCATTTTACGAACAGCAGTAATCTTTTTCTACCTAAGTAATGAAGGAGTATCCATTTTGGAGAATGCTGGACATATTGGACTGCCTATCCCAGAAAACCTAAAATCGGTTCTACAGAAACTACATGGACGTGATAAGGAACCGCCTAAGCCTGGTGATGGAATATGATTGAATTAATATTTGATTAGAGGTGATTTTAATGAAGTTACGCAAACTAATACTTACGAACAATGCCTGCTATAAAGCAGGTAAAACAATAAAACCGAAGGGTATCATGGTTCACTCGACTGGGGCCAACAACCCGTGGCTTAAGCGATATGTTGGACCAGATGACGGTTTGTTAGGAAAGAACCAGTACAACAACCATTGGAATCAAGATAAACCTGGGGGTCGTCAAGTTTGTGTTCATGCCTTTATTGGTAAATTAGCAGATGGCTCTATTGCTACCTATCAAACATTGCCTTGGAATCACCGAGGTTGGCATGCTGGCGGAACGGCGAATAATACTCATATTGGATTTGAAATCTGCGAGGACGGTCTAACTGATGCCTCGTATTTTTCTGCCGTTTATAAGGAAGCTGTAGAGCTTTGTGTATATCTTTGCAAACTCTATGGGTTTAGTGAGGAGGATATCATCTGTCACAGCGAAGGTTATAAACGAGGCATTGCCAGTAACCATGGGGATGTGATGCACTGGTTTCCTAAACATGGGAAGAGTATGGACACCTTTCGAGCGGATGTGAAGAAGTTACTTAGCACAGAAAATAAACCAGCAGGGCCAGTGACAAAGAAATATTACCGTGTGCAGATCGGTGCATATTCGGACAAAGCAAATGCTGAGGCACAGCTTACCAAAGCTAAGAAGGCAGGCTTTACGGATGCATTTATTAAGTATGATTAATCAAATAGAGCAGGTAAAAAAACAGTATTTCTTAAATTTCATCAAGCCTCTCAAATAAAATATTAAACTATTAAATTTAAGTAGCCTGTGAGGGTTGATCCCTTGCAGGCTCTTTTTTTTATGCCTTGATTTAATTAAATTCTACAAATCCTCAACTTCGACCTGTTCCCACGGCTATTAGGTAGGAGGTGATTCCTAGTGAATCAGCATGAGGATAAAAAAGTTACGAAGATCTTAGATGAGGCTATAGAAAACAGCACCGCACTAAAGAGAGTATCACAGGAACAGTTACAATGTGAGTTTGATTATATCCAGGCAGAAAAATTGCTGAGAAAGATGCTCGAAAAAGGCTTAATAACTGAAGTGGAATTCAACAAAATAGACGCATTAAACCGACAAACTTTCCCCCCTTTTTTAGCTGAGATAATGCCCTGAAATCGTTGATATATAAGGGTTTCAGAGGTAATATGTGACCTACCAAGAAGGAGGTGAGAGGATGAAAAAGATAACGAAAATAGAAGGAAATCTAGCCAACTCTTTTATTAAGCCAAAAACACGAGTAGTTGCCTACTGCCGAGTTTCAACAGATAGTAATGAACAGCTAGTCAGCTTGCAAGCACAAAAGGCCCATTATGAGACCTACATAAAGGCGAATCCAGAATGGGTATATGCAGGCCTATATTATGATGAGGGAATCAGCGGTACGAAAAAGGAAAACCGCTCTGACCTGCTTAGGATGTTATCAGACTGTGAAACTGGGAGAATTGACTTAATCATTACAAAGTCCATCAGCCGATTTGCGAGAAATACTACAGACTGCTTGGAGATGGTTCGAAAACTGATAGACATTGGGGTTCATATCTATTTTGAGAAGGAAAACATCAATACAGGTTCAATGGAAAGTGAATTGATGCTCTCCATTTTAAGTGGGCTTGCAGAAAGTGAGTCAATTTCCATTTCTGAAAATACTAAATGGGCAATTCAAAGACGATTTCAAAACGGGACCTTTAAAATTTCCTACCCACCCTATGGCTATCAAAACATTGACGGTCAGATGATAGTAAACCTCAAGCAGGCTGAAGTTGTGAAGTATATTTTTGCAGAGGTATTATCGGGCAAAGGCACACAGAAAGTTGCAAATGATCTTAATCAAAAGGGTATCCCTTCAAAAAGAGGTGGTCGTTGGACGGCTACTACCATTCGAGGGATTCTGACCAATGAAAAATATACTGGTGATGTTATTTTGCAAAAGACGTATACTGACAGCCATTTTAACAGGCACACCAATTATGGTGAGGAAAATATGTATCTAGTAGAAAACCACCATGAAGCAATTATCAGCCATGAAGATTTTGAAGCTGTAGATGCCATTCTCAATCAGAGGGCAAAGGAAAAAGGCATCGAAAAGCGCAACAATAAATATCTAAACCGATATTCTTTCTCTGGCAAAATTATCTGCTCGGAATGTGGCAGTACCTTTAAAAGACGGATTCATTCATCCGGTCCAAGAAAATACATTGCTTGGTGCTGCAGTAAGCATATAAGCAATATAACGGAATGTTCTATGCAGTTCATTCGAGATGAAGATATAAAGACTGCATTTGTTACGATGATGAATAAACTCATATTCGGTCAGAAGTTCATATTAAGACCACTTTTGCAGGGGTTACGTAACCAGAACAATGCAGCGAGTTTTCGTAGAATTGAAGAGTTGGAAACTAAAATTGAAAACAACATGGAGCAGAGCCAGGTACTGACAGGTTTAATGGCCAAAGGGTATCTGGAACCTGCTCTGTTTAATAAAGAAAAGAATGCACTGGAGGCAGAAAGAGAAAAACTTCTTGCCGAAAAGGATCAACTTACTCGTTCCGTCAATTCCAATTTTGCAAAAGCAGATGAAGTTGACCGTCTGCTTAAGTTTGCCACTAAGTCCAAAATGCTCACAGCTTATGAGGATGAGTTGTTTGAAGATTACGTAGAGAGGATTATTGTCTTTTCACGGGAGGAAGTAGGTTTTGAATTAAAATGTGGAATCACATTGAAGGAAAGGTTGGTGAATTAGATGGGTCACACACCCTATGGATATAGAATTGAAGATGGAAAAGCTGTTGTGGATGAAAAGACTTCTGAGCAGGTAAAAGAATTATTTTCAGGATACTTGGCAGGACTTTCTTTGAAGGATGCTGCTAAACAAGCTGGGATAGACTGCTACCATGCCACAGCAAGTAAGATGTTGCAGAACAAGCATTATCTTGGCGATGAATTCTACCCTCCAATTATTGATGAGAAGACCTTCGAAAAAGCTGGGGTGGAAAAACGAAAACGAGCAGAAAAGCTCGGAAGGATATGGGAACCTAAAGATGAACCGGAAACGGATTATCCTGTAATATTCAAAGCAAAACCTCTGGTGCAAAAATATGAAGACCCATACAAACAGGCAGAATATGCCTACAGTTTGATAGAAAGTGAGGTGTAACAAGTGGCAGTGAGTAGGAATGTAACAGTGATTCCGGCAATTAAACGAGTCGGAAATAATAAAAATAGTGAAAGCAAACCCAAAATACGAGTGGCCGCTTACTGCCGTGTTTCAACGGATAGTGAGGAGCAAGCTTCAAGTTATGACATTCAGATTGAACATTATACAAATTATATTAAGAAGAACAAGGAATGGGAATTGGCAGGGATTTTTGCGGATGATGGCATCACAGGTACAAATACCAAAAAGCGAGATGAATTCAACCGCATGATTGAAGAGTGCATGGCAGGAAATATTGACATGATCATCACAAAATCCATTAGCCGATTTGCCAGAAACACGTTGGATTGCCTTAAATACATCCGTCAGTTAAAGGATAAAAATATTGCTGTGTTCTTCGAGAAAGAGAATATTAACACCATGGATTCCAAGGGTGAAGTATTGCTGACTATCATGGCATCCCTCGCCCAACAAGAAAGCCAATCCTTAAGCCAGAACGTTAAGCTGGGTATTCAGTATCGATATCAGCAAGGTGAAGTTCAGGTCAACCACAAGCGTTTCCTTGGATACACCAAGGATGAAAACAAGCAACTGGTGATTGACCCAGAGGGGGCTGAGGTTGTTAAACGAATTTACAGAGAGTACCTGGAAGGAGCCAGCCTTTTACAGATTGCTAGAGGACTAGAAGCAGACGGTATTCTAACAGCGGCAGGCAAAGCCAAATGGAGACCAGAAACACTGAAAAAGATACTGCAGAATGAAAAGTACATCGGTGATGCCCTTTTACAAAAAACATATACGGTTGATTTCCTCTCTAAAAAGCGAGTCAAGAATAACGGCATTGTTCCCCAGTATTATGTAGAAAACAGTCATGAGCCTATCATTCCACGTGAGCTTTTTATGCAAGTTCAAGAAGAGATGGTCCGAAGAGCAAATCTTCGCGGCGGCAAGGGCGGTAAAAAGAGAGTTTACAGTAGTAAGTATGCTTTATCGAGTATTGTTTACTGCGGACAGTGCGGTGATATTTACAGACGGGTACATTGGAATAACCGAGGATACAAGTCAATCGTTTGGCGATGCGTCAGCCGTTTGGAGGAAAAGGACTCTGAATGCACTGCCCCTACCATAAATGAGGAAACATTGCAGACAGCAGTGGTTAAGGCTATTAACGAACTTTTGGCTAACAAAGAACCCTTCCTCTCAACCTTGCAGAAAAACATAGCTACTATATTTAATGAAGAAAATGATAATGCTACTGATGGCCTTGAAAGCAAATTGGAAGAATTACAACAACAGCTTCTTGTTCAAGCGAAGTCTAAGAATGACTATGAAGATGTGGCTGATGAAATTTATCGCCTTCGAGAATTAAAGCA